ATGACTGGCCCATTGTGCCATACGGTCTCACCATTAACAAGACGGAAACCGCCAATAAGATCATCTTCATCTGTTTCAATAGTAATGTTTACACGAATAAGTTCTCTTCCAAGTTGAGCACATGCTTGCTCGACACTAAAGGTCTTACCATTACCTGATAAACCGGTAATGAACACTGGATAGAATTGCTTTGACTTGATTACATTCTTTACATCTGCAAAACCACCAAAAGGTACGAATGTATCATCTTTTACTGGAACAAGATTTCTTGATTCAGTAACTGGTGCAGATGGTGCGTTGAATGTTTTCTCAATCTGCTCAACTGCTTCTTGAGTCACTTCAAGATTCCACTTACCTTTTGATACTTTGTACTTCTGTAGTTTTCTGGTAACTGTATTGTAATGAATGTCGTTCATAGAACAGAATGCTTTGATATCTGCTGTAGTGAACTCAGATCCATATAATGATCTTAATTTATCTGTGATTTGTTCTTCAGTCATTTTAACTGTGAAAGGCACGTAGGACATGATGTAGTAGTTGTTTGTTTGATATACTTATTATAGTGTAAGTTAACATGTAAACAACACATAGTGTGCCACTTATTTAATTGTCTACTCTACCATTCCACTCTTTGAATGATGATTGTAAGTTAAGTGGTTCTGGGTCTTTAATACCCTTTACTTTTTTCCAATTTGAAAACAATGCTTGAAGATGCCAAGATTGAGATAAACTCTTAGGTCCGTTCTCTAACAATTCAAGTTCCATCTTGTTAGTTGTATATTTTTTGTAGTCTTCTCTCCAATTGGAGTAATCAATTTTGTTATCCATAAGTAAAAGTTTTTCCTTTAATTTGTGATTGACCCTCTGGGTTTTTACCCCCCGCTTTAAATTTACCCACACTTATTCCTTTTGCTTTT